GCCCGATGAAAGCGCAGACGACCTCGCAGCTGGACGAACCAGCTGCCGAACGCCTGGTAGGTTTAGCACTCCCGTTTCCGGGACTACTTGCCTACCAACTCTAGTGAACCCTTCCGGGAGTGGGCCTTCTCCACGATGTGGAACCCACTCCCAGAGGGGAGGAGACGCCACCCAGCAGTCAAGAATGGCTGAGAAGCGCTCTTCGAGGTGGTCCAGGCGCCAGGAATTCTTCCTAGCACCAGGCCACCGTCTCAGAGCTTTCACAGCCCATTCCTTTAGCTGGGCGCGTGGTCGGAGTAAAGGGCCCCGGGTTTTCACCCGGGGGCCATCCTCGGGCTCCGGGCCCATCGTCCGGAGGAGCAACGCCTGAACCGCCGCAGTATAGGACCTTTCAAGGTCCCGCGCTGCCGGCAAGCTCAGGCCCTCGGGGAGGGAAGGTGGTCTTTCGATCATCCTTACCCCCTCGAGTTCCTCAGACGCCAGGTCCGAAGCCAAGCCCCACCAACCCCGAGCGTCCGAAAGGACAATCGGGGGCGGTAGGGCCCCTACGATGGCCTCGCCGGTTGTCCCGAAGAGGAGGACAGAAACTGCCTTCCTCAGCCAGGGGGGTGCGACGCGGGATAACCGCGTCCCCCTGGCCCTCGGTAGCAAACCGGCGCCCCCAAACTCCAGTGGCACCTCCGCAGGGGCCCCCATGGACCAGCAGATCGAGGATACCCCTGGGTGGAGGACCTTCCGGATTTCCCGGATGGTCCTCAACGCCCAAGGGGCCCGACCTGCAAAGTCCCATGCACCCCGCTCCGCAACCCCAAGGGACGCCCACCGGGCTACCCCGCGGGACCACCCCGACTCCCTTTCCATGGAACCTTCTGGTCTAGCCAACCCCCTCAAAGGGAGCGACTTGACGAAGGAACCAGGGTAGAGAGCCGAGCGGTGGGCCCGGCGGGACCCGGCGACGATCCTCCAGGCGCGGGACGGGGTGGCAAGGACCGGAAGATCCGTCCTCAAGACGACCGACCGTGTGACCCGCTTCCGCTGGGTCGACACGAGAAGCCATCTCGCTGGAAGGAAATTCCCGTCCTTGACTGGGCCCCTGAGGAACGATACGCACCTCTCGGCGAAGACCCCATTCCAACGGGATCGAACGCGCTTTCTGGGATTGGGTTTTCCACCAATCACCGTCATTAAGCGCGCGTATCCCGCGAGCGTAACAGGGGTCGCGACCCCCAGCAAGTCGTCCCCGACGACCACTACTGGTGGAGGCGACTCCACGCTCCAATGCGGGTCTTCTTCTGCAGCGATTTCCCACAAAGCCAAATTGGCCATACATAGTATGGGCCATGCCAGAGGGGAGCCCATCAGGGCACCCCGGCTCGATGTCCGACGGACACCGTTTGGCCATGTGAGATCTCGCGGCCCGAGAAGACGCCTACCGGCGAGGCGGAGGAACCCGTCCTCGGGTTCCCCACCCCCGTCACAGAACCCCTCCCAGAGGGCCAAAATGGCCCACTGAGACAGGGTATCCGTAGCGGCGGTGAGGTCCTCGGACAGGACATCCGCCCCGCCTGCCACCCCACGGCGGAACGGTCCCGTGACAGACTCCTCTGAGATCGGGTTGGCGGCAGTGCCTGTGATCCTTGGATCACGGGCTGAGACCGTGTCCATCCAACACCTGAGGAGGAGACCCGCTTGGATCTCCACTTCAGGGTGGACAGACACGACTCGTGCCTTCCAACCTGGCTCAGAGAGGGCTGCCACGCGGGCGGGAACAGCACCAGTCTTCGCGGCCACGTCCCGAACGCAGATCCACCCAGTATACTGGGGACCTGCCAGACGCTCCCATACTCCGATGGGAACGTCCTCGGGACGTGACGCCACAAAGACAGGGTCAGCACAAGGAGCAACCCTTCCATAGAGTTCGCTCCCAGACTTGGAATGCCCCCCAGCTGACCGGGGTGCCTCTAACGAGGCACCACCGGACACTGCCAGGGACGTCCAAGTGCGGTCTTTAGCCGCTCTGGCCCCCTTCTGGTGCGCCCACCGGGCGGCCCACATCCTAAGACGCTCCTCTAGACGCTTGTCTAGGGGGACATCCGAGGTGAGGGTCGCCTGGTGCTCCTTGAGGGCTTTCTCGACAACCGTCTGATCACCAGGCGGCAGGGCACGACCCAGGTATGACACCTGGAGAACACCTTCTGCCGT